AAATAATAATTTACCTGTTGGACTCTTTGCAACTTTTTTTAAAGTTTTAGTTACAGCTTTGAAAGGTTTTCTAACTGTCTTAAATGCTTTTTTAACTATGCTACCTAATCCATAAGCTTGTCTTGCTTCATCAGTGTCTTCTAAAAAGCCACCATCTGCCATAAATCTATATGCTATTCTATTTAAATCTAGTGCTCCAATACCTTGTTGTGGTGTCATTGGATTCATCATAGAAGCTGCTGTCATCATTGGATTAAATCTCATAGCTGATCTTATACCTGCCTCATCTCCTCTTTCAGGAGTGTCATCATCTTCTTCTGCCATAAAATCTAATTTAGCTCGTTCATAAACATTTGGATTTTTAATTCCTTTAGGACCTAGTTTATTAAAAAGATTTTTTGCTAATCTAACACTTATGGGTGTAAGACTGCTTAATGAAAAACCACCTCTATCTGTCTTACCAGTAGGACCTCTAGTTTTACCTTTTGAGCCCATAAAATCACTTCTATCATCACTAGCCGGTCCTTGACCACTAGCCGGTCCTTCTCCTGGATCTCCTGCTGGTCCTGCATCTGCAGTTCCTGGTGCACCTGCTGCTGCAGCAGCATCACCACGATACCCTTGTCTCATACCACCAAACCCTGGTTTGACTAGCATACCGCCGTCTTGTAACATCTGTTTTGCTTGTTGTGATCTTGTTATGGCCATCTATCTATCTTATTTTGTTTCTCCAAATAAATCAAGACTAGGCATCACGACAGTAACATCTCTTCTTATATCAGATTCTGGTATACCTTTAGATTTCCACTCTTGATCGCTTATATATTTTTCCCCTGTTTTAATGTTAGATATCTCCTCTATTATTTTTTCTGGTACTATTTCCTTCATTATGTAACCTCTCTTGGCTGTATTTCTAATATTGAAGCTATGACGTGCAGCTCATTCGCATCACTAGCTTGTACTTTTAAAGCTTCACTCTCTTCTACTACAAGAGGGTGAGTTAAGAGTTCTGTTGTGGTTATTGTTGCTATGGTCTTTGTTTTAAATAAACTAAATATATTACCACTAGCATCTACTAAAGTAACATCTATATTACAACCAGATCCTGCATCATTACAAACTAATATAGATTTTACAACAGATGTTTTTGCTGTAGGCACTGTGTATAGTGTTGTAAGGTCAGTTGTAGTTAAATCTACTTTTTTGTTAATAAAATTATTAGCCATTAATTTAAAAAGAAGTTAAACGCTTCTAATTCCTCTTTTAATTCTTGTTGATACGTTGTATTTAATTTTTGAATTACACCATCTAAATCTCGCACTTGAGCTTCAGCTACGGTATAATCATATTCTACACTAGGTCTCGTTAATACTTGTACTATCTTTGCCATTATCTACGTCCATCCGGTTGTATGTCTAATCTAAATGTGCCTAACTTCCAAGATTGACTAGCTCCTGTGTTTGCAACTTTTAGTGATATTGCTCTTGCTCTAGCACGCGTATCTACTTTTTGAGTTGATGTTGTTACAGTAAAAGGACCTAAAGCAGAACTAGCTTTTGTGTCATTAGGAAAATTTCTTAATTCTAAAGTAACCTGTGCATTACCTGTTTGAGATATAAAGTCAGGTATAAATCTTCTTATCTTCATTAAAAACTCACCATCACCTCTAAGATCAGGTGTTCCTGTTGTAGCTCCTCTAGCCACTCTTTGAGTAATGTCAAAGTCACCAGAAGATATATTTGAAGTTATAGCTGTTATTGTTCCATTTCTATTTTGGTCTGTTCCTATTTCGTGTTCATAATATGATGTTCTACCTTCAGTGTTTCCTATAACATCATGTGATGCATCACTTGATGCATCATACTCTAAAGCATGTGGTCTTGGAAAAACTGCTGAGTCTTGCCACATAGTTCTAGAAAGAGATCCTATGGTCCATACAGGTCTTCTTGGTGACGAATCAAAATAATTATACGAGACCATTCTATTAACAACAGTAGATGTAGCTTGTGGATAAAACCACATGACCTCACCAAACAAATTATTTAATCCTGCTGAAATCATTTGATTACCTGATTCCATATTTATGTCATCAAATACAAAGTCTTCTACCAAACAAGGTAATGATTCTAATTTACCAGCATATCTAAAAAAGCCATTTTCTGACATCCAATATGCAGCACCGTCTACTTCTACACATGCATTTTGACCCGCTAATCCACAGTTGGTTCCTACTTGTGAAAAGGCAAACGTAAAAGGTGATCCAACAAAACGTTGTGTAAATAACGCTGTATCAGTCCAAACATAAATTGCATCTCTACCACGTATGGCTCCTCTAATTTCTGAGCCATCAGCTAGTCTCTGTGTGCCAGCTGTGTTGGTTGCTGTAGGGGTATATGTGTTTATATCTTCTTGATCTGAAAATCTTACAAACATATTATCTTGTGTAGTCGGATCACCTATTGTTGTTTCTGTTCCATAAAAAACTAAGTGTCTATCAGGAGTTGATACCACCATATGTCTAGATGCTGTAGGTGCTCCAGTTATAATTACTGCCCTGTTATCTGTTGCGTTTGATGTACCAGAGTTCCATTCAAATACAGCGCTGTCATGTATTAGACATATTGCTTTGTCACCAAAGTTATCTAGTGACCACATACCGGGTTCTAATACTAAGTCACCAGATGCAGCTTCGCCCCATGCTACGAAGTCAGATGTATTAGTAACCGTTGCCCCATTGCTGTGAGATGCAGCGGTTGTGTTTCTAACACCTCTAGTCACACCTGATAGTGTGTTTGATGAAATACCTGTATAAGATATTTCTTCAGTTCCTATTTTAATAAAGTTAGTTCCTGTGCTAGGAAACTGAGATGCATCTGTTAATACAATAGTTGTTGTTGAAGAATTAATAGCACCATTCAAAGTTGTTGTAACTGGGTTAGATGCTTCTCCACCGTATGATCCAAGACCCCAACCAAATCCTCTTTCTTGAACAGCAGATCCAACTGGAAAATAATGTTGAACTCTAATACCACCAGATGTTGTTGCACCAGATCCTGTTTCGTTTGAAGGCATAGTTATAGTTATGGTTGTGTTTGATGGCACAGATGTCACCATAAATTTTTTATCATCAAAATCAGAGGCACTAAAATTAGATCCTGTAATTGTTGTAAAATTATCTAAAAGAATAATATCTTGTGGATTTATATTGTGACCAGCTGAAAAAGTTATTGTAACAGTTGGTGATCCGTTAGTCGTGCTGAATGCACTTGTAAGCGTTGTTGTAGTTTTAATTGGGTGTATGTCATAAAATACACCTCCAGAAAAAGCATATAAAATTCTATTTGTGCCTATAATCGCATATCTTCTACCTGAGCTATTAACAAAATGGTGAAGACCACGTCCAGCTCCTGTAAGCTCGTTCTCGTTTATAGTGCCTAATTGATTCCAACCACCTATTTTTTCAGGAGAACCATATCTAAATCTGACATTATCGCAGTCAACCCACTGGCCTTCTGCTGTGGTTTCCGAGATTTGTTTGTTAATACCTGGTTGAAAACCTATTTTTTGTAACATAAATAGCCCTTAATATATTCTCATATTTTGAGTATTGGCAGTTTACACGAGATTTTTTGGATTTTAAACCCTTAAATTTCCAGGTAGTCCTAAGTGAGGTCTACCATCATAAAGTCTATCTTTATGTTTGGCGTCTGCATAATGTAAAAATACTTGGCCACAATGCTGTCCTTGAAAAGGTTCACGCCAATGTTCTAATTCACAACCCATGTAAAATAAAGCATCACCAGGTTCAAGATCTACTTTAATACCTTTTGCATCACTTTCTATAGTAATATCTTTACCATCAGGTACCCCAACATTTTCAGTAGGACTTAAATAAATAGGCCAATCATCTCCCCCTAAATTTAAAGTAACAGAGGACTCACATGAGGGTCTATCTTTGTGTCTTTTTAATTCATCACCTTTTTTGTACATTCTACAATACGAATAAGTTTCAACTAAATCTTTACCCATAATTTTTTCTACCTTTCCTTTACATAGGAACAATAAATTATCCATAGCTACATCTCCATAGTTTGCGTACGTATATGGTATTTGATGGTCATCGTAGGTTCCAAAGTATTCCGAAAAAGGTGGTATTTGCTTTCTTTCAATTAAAGTATGATGAACGTTTCTTTTTAAAAATAAATAACTAAATAGAAAAAAAGCTAATTCTTTGCTTATAAAATTTTTAACAATTTTATACTTATTTTTTTTAAAATCTGTATCTATTATATTATTCTCCATAAACATTACCTGATATTGTTATTCTATAATTATCACTTGTATAAAAGGGATAAACAATATGATTTAAAGACGCTGGAAAAAAGAATATTTTTTTTTGATCAGATTTACATATATGCATATCATAAGTGCACAATCTACCAAGTGAATTATGAAATACAAATTGTAATTTAGATGTAACATTACCGTTAGCTTTATACATATTTATTTCATCGTTCAATTCAAAAGGTATCCGCATAACTATTACAAAGCTAAATAAACCCCTATGAATGTGCAAAGGATTAAATTCATGTTTTTTTTGAAAATTAACCCAAAGATCTTTTAAAACAAAGTTATTTTCTTCGTAACCTTTTTTATCTTCAAAACTTAATTGGTTAGCTAATTTACTAGATAGTGTTTTAATATATGGCTGCAACACTTTTACATTGTTTTTTAAAGCATACTCATGCTTTATGTGTCCAGCTAAATCTTTATTTTTCAACTCTTCTGTATTATTAAACACTTCTTTAGATTCTCTAAATAACGAATCATATAATTCATTAGGAACAATATCTATAAGTATAGGTTGTGATGGAAGATATTCTAATTGCATTATCTAAAAGGTTTTCCGAGATACCATGCTACTAAACTATATCTCTCTCCTGAGATAACCGGAAAAACTTTGTGCCATATACCAGATGGAAACACAACAATACTACCTTTAGTATTTTGTGTTATTTCTATAATATTACATCCAACAGGATTATCTCTAGTATCTATTTTTAATTGACCACCAACATATTTAGACGGATCTGATAAAAACACGATAGCAGATAACTTCCTAATTTTTCCATGAACATTTGGTTCATTAGGTCTATCGTATGTTTTAAAATCATTATCACAATGCCAGTTATAAAATTGATTTAATTTATATTTTGTAAATTGCACTGGCTCTACATAATCATAATCATAATTCCAATTAGCGTTTTTATTTGCGTCTCGCACATATGGATTTAATATATCATATAACCACTGTTCAGAAATCCATGAAACATTAGAATCTCTTTGTTCTGTTTTTAATTTTTTTAATTGTTCTTCAGTAAGAGTTATATTTTTGCCTTCCGGAGTAAATCTCATAGGATGAGACTCAGCAAACGCTCCTGTCCTTGCTGTTTCCTCCTGTAAAGAATTACCATATTTAATTATCTTATCACACATCTCTGGACTAATTACATTTGGAAAATAATAGTACCAATTATTTATTACTGTTCTCATATTTTACCTGAAGGAACAGTATAAAAAAAATGTGAAATACTGTATCGCCCTTTAAATTTATCTTTTGTTTTCATTTTTATTTTTTCAACTTGATGAATATAGTAAGATGGAAAAAAAACTAATCTATTATTTTTTACTTCAACTATTTCATTATTAAAATCATTTAATATTAAATCACCTCCCTCAAATTGTCTAGGTTCTTTATATAACCATATAAGAGCTGTAAATTGAAATACATCAAAATGAGGTTTAAAACTATCTCCCTCTTCATAATAAGACACAAAAGAAATATCACTATTTGTTTCAGGAAATTGTCTACCCATTTTTATTGTTTTAATTTCATTGTGCATATTTTTATCTACAAATTTATTTATTAATCTAAGAATAGGTGAAATGTGTCTTTTACCTTGTTTATAATAATCATCTAAATATATTCTATAACAATTAGCTTGAGGTTCACCTTTTTCATCTAAACCAGTCACAGATAAATTTTCAGATGCTCTTTCTAAATTTTGTGTTTCTGAATAAAAATTTAATTC